CTTCTTTTGACCCAGAAGCACTACCTTGTAGAAGGAATCTAATGTCACTGTCTACAGGATCTGCAAACTTATCGTATGATGTAAGGATGTTTCCTAATGGTGCGTTGTAAACACCAACACCTGTGTAGTCAAGTCCACCTGTTAGAGAGTAACCTTTGTTACCGATAGAACTGAACTTGATATTCTTTGCTTCCTGACCCCATGCACCTGCAGCAGCAGTAATAGATGAGAATCCAGTTCCACCTGTTAGACCGCCTGGTAATACGAGTGTGCCGTGATGTGAATCGTCTGCTTGTGTTACATGTGCTCCAGAGAAAATAAACTCTGATTGATTTGCTAGGTAATCTTTGTAATAGATTGACTCTTTACCAGATGCTTCTCCATCTTTTGCTTTAGATAAGTTTGGAAACTTCTCTAGAACTGATCCGACATCTCCAGTGACTCCACCACCAGCATCGATAACCACAACGTGTAAAGCGTCATTAGCTCCATCTCTGCGTGATACATAATTGTTTGTCTTAGGTTTGTTTAGTACAGATCTCCAAGTAATTGTTGCAAAATCAGAACCACCGTCTGCAACACTTGTGAGTATGTTTTGTGAGTTGTACCAGTCAACAGAAGTAATAGTTGAACTCTTACCTACTGTAGAAGCTGAGTTGTTCACGATGTTGAGCATCGTGCCAGTTTTGAACTCAAACTGTGAATTCTGTTGATAATCAACTAATGTTTCTGTACCACCTATAACTGTGCTTACAACTCTAACATCAATTGTTGTCGCTGTTTTACCAGTAACTACACCTTTCAGTATTCCTGTTGCAGCGGCTGTTGTACCAACACCAACAGTGACTCCTGTCAGTGCTTGTGTTACACCAAATCCAACCTTGGTAGCAGCAATTGTACCTGTCTCTAAGGTTGGTGTAATAGTTTGGTCGGCAGCATTATCAATAACTGCTACCTTTATATTCTCTGCCCAGTTGCCTGGGTTTTTTGCAGCGAAGTACCAATTCGTGTCATCTGCCTGATTATTGTTATAATCTTCTAACCCTTCTAGTAAAAGAGTTGTGTTTGCAAGACCAACAGCGACGTTTGCAGTGTTGAGATCTCCCCCTACACATCTTACTACATCTAACTTACCACCGTATGATAAGAAGTTTGATGCTGCATACCATGTTTCATAGTGGTAGTCTGTTGTTCCTACTCCTGGTTTTCCAAAAACCTCAACTAATTCATTCTCATTGTTTATCCTAGTAATTTCGTTACACGGTCCCTTTGCAAAAGGAGCTGCTATACCTCCAACAACGTTTAGAGTAAAATCTACTCCGCCTCTTGTAAGGTCAACCTCTCTAACTGAAATTCCTGGAGATGCTAATCTAAGTGCCATTCTAACTCCCTTATGGGTCCTACTGTTTTAGACTGAAATTATTTATGCTTTTTCACTGTTACGAACACTTTGCTGTTTTAAGTCATTAGATAGTTCTACAAAATTATTGCTAGGTTTGTATGATTTCATTGTCTCGTTATACCACCTACATGAATTTACAAGTTCAAATTCAATACCATATTTGTTTGCCATATCTCTACACTCTTGTATATTGTTCTCATTATAATTGAAAATAATATAAGACCAAACAGTTTTGATTTTATACTTAGCACATCTCAACATCATCTCATATAAGAACTCACCATCTTGATTGATCCTATACTTATGACTATCTTTTGGTAACCCATCTATACCAAAAATCCATGTAACATCATGCTTCATAGAGAGCATGAATGCTTGAGTCCACCAACTTTTTGGTTTACCTGTAGCAGCAATATTAATTCTAACTGTTCTATTTTTTCGTGTACATATCTTCAGTATCTTATGAAAGTCAGGATGAAACTGTGGATCAGAGTTCTGACCACAAAAAGTAATTACCTCAAAGTAATCAGTTATTGATTCTATCTCTGATAATGGTAATGGTCTGCCTGGTATTTTACCTTTCTCATATCCATTTCTACCATCACGAAACATTGTCCTAGCACATGCAGGGCATTGTAAACTACATACGTTTCCTAAATCAACATTTACGGTGCGGAACTTTCGCATTTACAATACCTATAACAATTTTCAAATGCACCATGAGGTAATGATTCAGGGTTGTTTTTCAACTTACTGAAGAACTCAGTCCATTCTTCAAACTCCAATATCTTATCTATTGGTTGTCCTACAAACTTATCTTGTATGAGTTGTGGTATAAATTTTTTCTTATGATTATCATACCAACAACATGGGAGCAAATGACCAGTAGCAGAAAAAGCTAATGATCCATCTCCAACTAGACACTTGGGATCAATCATTAATTGTAATCCCACATGTAAGATCTATCACCATACTCGTCTGCTTTCTTCCATCTATCTCCTTCATTATCTACTTGTTCTATCTCATCATCAAACAATCCATCACTCACGAAACCGAATGGTGCCATGTCTTGTTCTATTGCATTTTTCTGCTCCTCGTATATACGTTTTCTTACATCAGAATCAGTCATTTCTTTGAAATATTCTTGTGCAACTAACCATGAAAATATAACAAGACACATAGCAAGGTCATCATTACAACCCTCCTCTGCCTCAAATGATTGCTTCCTCTGGATGAATGTAGTCAACTCCGATATTATATTGTAATCACAGAATATGAGTTTATCTTCCTCCACCAAAGTCTTCAAGTTAGAACATCCTACTTTTTTTGTAACTGTGCTCATCTTGACACCCAGTTGTGTTTTTACACCAGAAAATCCTGACCCAACTATTTGACCTGCTCTACCTCTCATAGCAACCATGAGTAAGTTTTCATACTCTAAATCATAGAATAGTATTGATGCAACCTGATCACCGATATCATTTACCTCACATAGAACATAAGCATTATTATAAGCTGTTGCAATATCATGTATTATAGATGGAAACAACATGGGTTTGACCTGATTGTCACGATACGTGGCAACTACCTTGTAAGGAAACTCTGTAATGTCGGCTACTATGAACGCACTATAATCTTTTGATACACCTCTCGCCACATCCACTGTCACAATATAATCACGTTTTCCAAACGGTCTCTCATAAACTTTCAACTTTCCATTTTGTTCTACAGGTTGTTCATACACCATTGCCTTGAGTTTAGCAGCAGAGATAAGAGTATCAACAGATCCTAAAAATTCACACTCGAACTCTATAGCAAACTGTTGCTTGCTAGTATTTTTGATAGTTTGTTCTTTCCACTTAGCATCTCTACCTGGCACTTCAGACCAATGAACTTCAGTCGGACAATACTCATTCTGACCACGCTCCGCATCATGCCACATTCTGTAGAAATGATTCATACCATGTGGAGTGGAAACTATTATAACCTTCGTAGTTTTACCAGAAGATATAGTAGGATACACAGATGCAAAGAAGTCATCTGCTAAGTGGTTTTGTACGAATGCAAATTCGTCTAAGAATATAATGTTGAATGACATACCTCGAACTGCAGATGCCGAGGTGCTTGCTGCTATTATTTTTGATCCGTTTTCAAGCTCCATGGATCCTTTGTTCCATGCGATGATTCCCTGCTGCATCCACTTCGGCAGGTTTTCGTACGCCAGTTGTAATCTTCCGAGGAGATCTCTAGCAGTCGCTGCTTTATTAGCGAGGATTCCGATGTTAACATTGTCGTTGAATATTGCGTAATGGAGTAAGTACGAAACCACTGTTGTAGACTTTCCAGTCTGACGTGGCATTTTGCATATATTAAATCTGTGTTTATGAAAATTTTCTATAAGTTTCTTCTGAAACTTATACATGTCAAAACTAACTAACCCCTCATCAACGTTTACAATTTTTATATGTTTCTCAGTAAAGTATACGGGGTCGTCTTTACACTTCAAAAATTCTTTTATATTTTCTTCTGTAAATTCAGTCTGGGTATTTGCCTTTTTTAGATTAGGATTACCAAGATAAATGTCACTCATAATTTAGGGAGTTTTGTCAATAAATTGTTTAAATGTAATTTTAGATTCTTTTGCAAATGATGACGTA